TCATACGTTTTTGTCCTCTGCATTATCATTTGTGGCTCTTACTTCATTGAGAGCGTCAGCAAGCTTCCTGTCTTTTCCCGGATACAAATGAGCATAAACTTTCCAGGTTGTCTCCGGTGATTCATGTCCAAGCCGGTCTGAAATCTCCTTGATGGAAAATTTCATATCGATCAGCATACTTGCATGGGAGTGCCGAAGATCATGGATCCTGATTTCCGGAAGACCAGATCTGGCAGTTGCCCGTTTAAATTCTGACCGCATGCCGGATTTCTGGAAGTAGAAGATACGTTCATCAGGTTCAATGGCCATACTTGCAACATAGTCCAGAAGCTCTTTGTACAGTGACTGGGGAATGTTCACGACACGTTTGCTCTTTTCGGTTTTGGGTGTCTGGAAGTATTGCTCGCCTTTTATAACCACAAAGTTCTTGTTAATTGATATGGAGCAGTCCGGCAGGATATCCGCCGGAGTAATAGCCAGAACTTCTGCAGATCGGAGCCCTCCATAGAACATGAGGCTGAACGCCATCCGGTACGCACTTTTCTTTTCAAAGGTAAGGAAGTAGTCAAATTGCTCTCTGGTCCAGATGTTCATTTCATCTGCACTGCTTTTCCCGATCGCACCAGCTGCAAGGCATGGATTGCTTCGGAGTTTGTAATATTTGACGGCATAATTCATGATAGCAGACATCTGGTTATTGATGGTCTTCAGATACGTCTGAGAATAAGGATTTCCTTTTTCATCCCTGTAATTAATCATGGCATCTTGCCACCGATGGATCACGATCGGAGTAATGTCACCGATCTTCATATCTTTAAAGAATGGCAGCAGTTTCATATCTATCAGATACTGCTTGTTTTCCAAAGTGGTCAGCTTCAGCCGGGAGCTGCAGTCTGACATATAATTCTTGATCAGAGCAGAAAACAGGATATCTGGATCCTTGGCTCCCTGTGCCAGAAAGTCACGTTCCCATTCTATAGCCTCTTTTTTGGTAGAAAAACCCCTTTTGCATTTGTGCTGACGCTTGCCAAGCCAATCATCATAGTAGAAGTTGGCGTACCATTTTGTCTTTCCGTCTTTGGTAAAATACTTATAAGCCGGCATCTGAATCCTCCATTACTAAACAAATGTGCCAAACAAATTTAATCAACAAATGTTTGACAAAAATGTTGAATATAGATATAATGTACTTAACAAGAGAACCGTTGGTCAGCGTACACCTGACCGCCGGATAGAGCAGTAACTAAAAAATAGCGCCTTACTTTACCAGAGCAGGGGCGCTATTTTTTATGCATTAAATTGATAACAAGAGTTACAACTGCACAAAGCATAATTACAAAAGTAAATAAATCACCATATGTAACCATCAGCACCAGCCTCCTTTCACCAAAATGTCCGGCGGCTGACATAACACCCCAACGGTTCCCCAGCTAAATATACTATTCTGTTTTTTCTTCTTCCATCTTCTCCATCATTCCCAAAAAGATACGTTTTCCCTTCTTGGATAACTGACGGTACCGCAGGATGATATCCTGTTCGTCTTCTGAAGCAATGGCACAGCTGTATTCAGAATTCCCCACAAGGTAATCCATAGAGGTATTAAGGGCTTTTGACAGGCTTGCAGTGGCATCTATTCCCGGAATGGTCTTTCCGGCCAGAATGTCACAGCAGGCTTCCTCTGTGAGATTTGATTTTTTTATCAGATCCGGCAGGCTCATCTGCAACTGAGCCATGCGGGATTTTATTTTTATCGAGACTTCGGAAGTTTCGGCCGGATCGGCAGCAGTATATCTGGAAACTGTTCTGCCAAGGATATAGTCGGCAGGAACTCCGAAGTAAGCAGCACAGCGGTTCACCAGTTCGGTTGATGGCTTGGTATAGCCTCTCTCAATATTCGAGATTACCTGAGCAGAAACTCCTACGGCTTTTCCTAACTCAGACTGGTGTAGACCTGATTCGGTGCGGAGAGATTTGATTCGTTTTTGAATGTTCATTCTTCAAAACCTCTAGTATTTGCTCTTTAATTGGACTCCTATATCAGAAATTTTTCCTGCATCAATCAAAAATCCAAAGGTGGCTGTTTTATCATAAGATATTTTGTCTCCAATTTGTGGAAGAGGGATAATTTCTCCACAAAATTCAGCACCCTCGAATATAACACCAAGAGTTACCATGTTGGTATCTATAGATGAAAGAAGAGATTCTATATCATCGGAATCGGTAGCCTCTATTTGAGAATTGTACATTTGAATTATTTTATCTTCTTTTTCAGTATCGACGCCATCTTTATAACCTACTTGCACAGAAAAATCTTCTTTGTTATAAACAGAAAATATTTTTGAAACATCATCTCCTATTTTTAAACCTCGAAAAGATGTACTGCCAGGATAATCGGAAGAACTCATGTAATCGTCAGAATTAACATAATTAATTTTATTACCCTGACTATCGTACAAATAGAAGTCGTCTTCTGAAAACCAGTCTTTTTTATTGACATATTGAGAAAGTACATTCTGGGAAGCACCCTCTATTATGTATTCTCCGGTCTTATAGTCAATTATTTCATAAGCGTTTTCCTTGGAATATTTTGGGCTTACCCAGTAATAAATCATATCTTCAACACTATTGTAAACATTGGTTACATATGAGCATTCCCAAGTGTTTTCTTTGGAAAAAAAGCAAGTTGCTTCAATAAGCACTCCGTCCGCAGACATAATCAAACCAATAGCGGCTTGATTTGGCTCATCACGAGATAACTCGTAAGAAGTGACCTCTTTTACACCCATATCCGTTAAAGCCTGAGAAATTACATCACATAATTGAATAGAATCCCCAGTCACATATTCGCTAGAAATACTGATTTGATAATCTGGAGCAGCGGATACAGGGATAGAAGACACAAATAATTGAGAAAGTGTAATTAAGGATATCAATATTTTCTTTTTCATATTTTTATTTTCCTTTCTTGCTTCGGTACCACTCGAAGCTTATTATTTTGCCTGTTTAAGTTCGCTCGTGGGTGATGTTTCCTCTAATAATCTATTTAAATAACCTTTTAATTCATATTGTGATTCGACTGGTAATTTATTTATTTTACTCATCCAGTCAAAATCATTCTTAGGGTATGAGTAATTTACTGAGTCAGACGCTAAATTATTTCCAGTGTTTATTTGTTGATTTTCAGATAATTCTAGTAAATAATCAGCCGATACCGATAGCTTTTTGCATATTTCACGAAGCCAATCGGAACGTACTTTATCTTTCTTCCACGTAGCAGTGTTACCGGAACTTCCTGTTATCTCTCTACAGAGCGAAGTCATATTTGTACCACGGGCATCGCATATTTCCTTTATTCGTTCGGCAATCAATTGATACCTCCAATTCAAAATATTGAATATAATTCAAAATAATGATTGACAAATTCAATATTTTGAATTATATTAAAACTGTAATAAACAAATGTTGAATACACAGTAAAAAAATATAGGGTTACATAGATAATTCAGAAAGCAGTGCCTTGTTATTTTCTTCGATCATAGCCGCCACAGCAATGATAAGAGCTTCAGCAGATGCTTCTGAAAGGATAGCATTCCCGGTAGGGATGCCATTCCTGAAAAGTTCGGAAAGAATCCGGCGATTTTCATCCCCGTAACGTTCGAGTCCGATTCTTTTGAGATTATCAGTCCAATTATCCATGATAACTCCCTTCTGGTTCACATTTTAATTCAAACTTCAACAAATGTAAACAACAAATGTTTACCACATTTATTGAAAATCGGAGGTGATATTTTGAAACGAAAACTGTCTCCATGGTGTAAAGAAGCCAAGAAAGCCTTGATAGACCGTGACATGACGGTGACAGAGCTGAGTAATGAGGTAGGTATGTGCAGGAATTATGTAACCACTACCATAAACGGTGTGAGATACGCCCCTACGGTTGCTAAAAAAATTAGCAGGGCTCTGGATATCAACATAGAGTACACGATCTAATATTCATAACTAAATTATACCGTTAATAGAAGGAGAGAAAAATGTCGAAATTTGCTACGAAAGCAGCATCCAACATGTTTTGCCAGGCACGATATGAGGCGGCAAAGTCAAATGAGCGTCTGAGCAGCAGAGAAGGTGCTGCGGAAGAAATTGGAATTGACCGCACACGACTGGCAAGAATAGAGCTCGGAAGCACAATCCCATATCAGGAGGAAGTTCTTTTGATGGCAGATTGTTACAGAGCTCCGGAATTGAAAGGAAATTATTGCCGAGAGATGTGTCCGTTGGGAAGGAATATGCCGAAGATCGGAAACGAAGGCTTGGACAGAATTAGTCTGAGAATGCTTGCTTCTTTTAAGAAAATAAACGAAGCAAAAGAATCGCTTCTGGATATTACGGCAGATGGAATCATTTCAGAAGACGAGAAACCGGAACTTAAAAAGATCGTTCAAACATTAGATGAGGTGAACGAAATCGCACAGAACCTGAAAAACTGGATTGAGAAAAACTTGGAATGAGGTGTTTTGTATGGCAGAAAATGGTGTGATCAAAAAACTTACACCTGCGGAGCGTTCTTTTTATACAGCGGCCGAGGTTAGAGTGATCATGGATGTGAGTAGAGATACGGCATACCGGATGATTCGTTCTCTGCGATCAGAGCTGATAGCAGAAGGAAAGCTTGCAAAGGGATATCCCTCGGGAAGAATCCCAAAGAAAGCATTTAACCAATTATACATGATTGAATGAAAGGAGTGAATACATTGGCTTTTTATAGAATCTGTCCGGACTGCGGAGCTTATCTGGATCCGGGAGAACAGTGCAGCTGTCATGAGGAACATATGTTGAAACAGGAGAAAAGAGAGAAAGCAATCATTTTCATCGAGAAGATGATGAAAGAAGAAAAAAATGGTCAGCTCAGACTGGCAGTATAGGAGGAGAAAATGCAGACAGCAAAAGATCTTGAGAAATACCATCAGGCCGCAGAGCGAATCCTGAAAGCGATGGACAATAGCCGGGTTCCGGTAACCTGGCGCGAAATGGACAGATGCGCATTACAGAGCGTTATCGCCAAAGAATTGATCTTAATTGATAAGGAGGCAAGATGATGAATGTACGCAAAGTGCAAGGTGTGCGAAAGAATGTGGAACATCAGTACATTACAGAAGATTCCAAAACACGGATATATCTGTCCGTGGTGCGAGAATTTAATGAGAAAGAGTATGAGAAATATTCCAAAAAAAAGAAAAGAGTGAAAATGAAAAAGAGAATTCGCTTTTTGAAAAGGTCGATGGTTTACATCGTTCCTACAGCAATCAGCCTTATCTTTTTCGGGTACTTGAGTGATAAGCTTTGCGCAATAAGGGGAAGCGCAGAACTCGGATCCGAATGGATAGCAATCCCGCTCATATGGGTGTGGATATACGCGTTGATCAGATTTGCTGTAGGAGATGCATATTAAAAGCCCCAGACGCTTAAAGGATTTATGAAGTGTAGACGGCACTCATAAATCCGCATCGGAGGCTCAGTCAGAACTTTAAAAAACAGGTTGAACCGCATTTTTTAAAGAACACCGTCATTCTATCACAAATTTAGGAGGTAATCAAGTAGATGAAAAATTTTAATTTGGAGGAGATGACCGCAATTGAATAAACAGATAGACATTGTGAAACGCTTGCCTACTTTGGAAATCATGAAATACATCAATGAGTTACTTAAGGAGCTTCAATCAAGGAATTGTTACGTACTTGATTTTGAGAATCCTGACTGTTCTCTTGACCGTATTGAGTACCATGCGGCAGAAGGGTGGCTTCCGAAAGGAAAAACTACACCGGCTGTAGGAGATGGATCAGATAACCTGTATTGTTTTTTTGAAAACATTTGAGGAGGTAGTGAGATGTTAAAGAACTTTAATGAGATGAGGAAGGTCAATGTCCTTCCGTACTGTGAAAAGAGAGAAGGAATGCTGTACCTGAACTGGGCGAAATGTATTGATCTCCTGCACGAGAATGGAGCTGAGAATGTGTATTTCGTTCCAATTCCAAATGAACGTACCGGAGGAAGCCTTTACTACTCAGACGTTGCATTCACCGATAAAAACGGCGTAATAAACCGAGCTTATGAGACGAGGATTAAGGTCGTGATTGATGACAAAGAATATATCATGCAGTCTCCGGTAATGAATGGAACGAATCCAGTAAAGGATAATTCAATGAGCCAGCAGAGAGTTTGGAACAGTATGTGTCGTTCCTTTGTAAAATGCGTAGCTATACATACGGGACTGGGGTTTAACCTCTGGCTGAAAGAGGAGCATAAGCCATTTAGCAATGAGATACCAGGCGATGAGCCACTTGCCACAGAAGCACAAATCAAAATGATTAAGAGCATCGGGCAGAAGCACAATATTAATTTGGAATATTGGATTAGTTCTAATGGAAAGACCTGGAAAACGCTTACTGAAATTGATGCAGGTCACATGTTGAATGCTTTAAAAGAAAAATATGGTGACGATTAATGAAATGGAAGAAAGGCGAATACGCTTACTTCTCTTTCGCTGATAAAGAATCAAAAGCAACTTATTAAGTGAGGATTTTGTTATGGCAAAAAGATATTACTGGTTAAAGCTTCCTGACGGATTTTTCCGTCAGAAGACTATCAAGAAACTCAGAAAGATTGCAGGAGGAGACACCTACACAATTATTTACCTGAAAATGCTTCTTGTGGCAATGAAACAGGATGGGAGACTTTACTTCGAGGGAGTAGAAGCAACATTCTATGACGAGCTTGCCCTTGATCTGGACGAAGAAGTTGAAAATGTAAGAGTGACGGTTATGTTTTTGATTCAGCAGGATCTCATGCAGCTGATCGACGAAACCGAATATTCGCTGTCAGAATGCGCTAAAATGACGGGTTCTGAGAGCACAAGCGCAGCTCGTGTAAGGAAATATAGAAGCAAAGAAGCGTTACAATGTAACACTGATGTAACGGGCTGTAACGAAGTGAAACAAATCTGTAACGGAGAGATAGAGAAAGAGATAGAGATAGAGAAAGAGATAAAGAAAGATAATAAAAACATTAGCTTGGAGCTTAAAGACTCCAAGCAGAACACGTTCATCTCTCTTCCTCTGGTTACAGGCTCAGGAAACTATGATGTGACCTTTGATTACCTCAATTCACTGAGGGAACTGTTTCCGGCACTGGATGTTGAACAGGAGTTTAGATCAATGGCGGCATGGCTTGATAGTCACCCTCGTAATCGTAAGACCCCGAGAGGAATCAAGAGTTTTATAACTAACTGGTTAGGGCGATCACAGAATTCAATGCCTGCCTCCAGAACTCCTGTGACACAAGCGCCGGCCGCAACACGAAATATGTCTACCAGTCAATACATGGAGACAACAGCTGGATGGTACAAAGGGACAGGTGATGGAAGTGACGCAACAGGAATTTGATCTTATCAGGGCTTCAATCAAAAGCGCATATCCGATATTCAATGTCATGCCAGACCAGTATAGCATCAGAATGTGGTACCGCATGCTAGGAGATCTGGACTATAAGCTTTGCGAAACAGCATTGATGGAACTGTTTGCCACTCATACATACCCGCCGCAGATATCTGAGATACGGGAGAAATGTGCAGAATATACAGTTCCACACCTCAAAGACCAGGGAGAGGCCTGGGGAGAAGTGCAGAAAGCCATTAGCCAGTATGGATATTACAGGCAGGAAGAAGCGCTGGAAAGCCTGACGCCGATAGTCAGAGAGGCGGTAAAACGGCTTGGCTTCCGGGAGATATGTCTTGATGAGAACCAGGATGCTGTCCGAGCACACTTCTTCAAGATATATTCAAGCCTGATCGAGCGCAAGACGAACGATGCAAAGCTTCCTCCGAGTATTCTGGAAGCTAAAAATAAATATATTGCACAGCTTACCACGCAAGAAAATGTGGCAATAGAACAACAGCACCGGGAACAGATAACAGAAGAATCGGAACGTGCGACACCAGAATATATAGATATGCTGATGCGGGAACACGGATTCAAGAAATAGACTTATGAAAGGAGAACATAAATGTCAGAACAGTTAAAACAGGAACTTGAAGCTGATACTGACCGTTTAGAGGCGGAAACGGACGTGGACAGTAAAACGATAGGGCAGGACGAAACAGAACTGCCAGAGAGCAAATTAGAGGACGAGAGCGGCAATGAAGTGAAAGCAGAGGATACTGTGTATTTGGGGAAAGCTTCACTTGCTGAGATTCTTACAGGAATGGCGGATCCAACAGAAGAGGAAATTAGAGCTGCAGAAATTGAGAATGCAAAGCCGGTAAAACAGAAGGCTAAAGAAAAACTGGAAGCTGAAAAGAAAAAAGCAACCCAGAAGAATTTTGCGGATCCGATCATTGCTTATCTGTTGAAAAGATGCGAAGAGGATCAGGGACTTGCTGAGGACGTAATGCAGGAGGGCAAGACCTGGAACAAGTGCTTTAACTATATTGTTGAACAGGCCAGAAAGCAGTCGAATGGTAGAAATACAGCAGTTGAAGACCGGGTTGTGTATGAATGGGCCGAGGATTATTACCACAAATATGAAAAACCGGAAACCACCAAAAAGGAAAAAGACAAAAAGCCTGCGACAACAAAAAAGACAGAAGCACCAGCTAAAAAAGTTACAGAAATCAAGAAAGACATCCAGGAAACAAAGAATGATTCCAAGGTTTCTGAAAAGCCAGAGAAAAAAGATGCTGCTTCCAAGCAGCGGAAAGCTGAAAAAACAAGTACCAAAAGTAGCGAATTGTCTGGCCAGATGTCATTGTTTGAGCTTTTGTAGGAGGCGACATGGATGAAAAAGAAAGAATTAAAATCCATACCAATCGCAAAGGCAAATATGGAAGCTATACACGATATTGCAGTGGCAGGGAAAGGTAAAAGAGGGGTAATCACAGTTCAGAATGTAAAAAATGGGGCAGAGGAAGTGCTGGTACTTAATGTTTATCAGACCAGCGGAAGAAATAAGAGAGACATTTCGCTATTATTTCGAGTATTCTGCCAAAAAGAAGACTATATAACTCTTGAAGTGGAATGCAATAAGTGGAGAACAGCAGCGTTACTCAACTTAGTCTGCAGAGATACTGGATGGGCTGCTTATTGGTGGAATTATGAACAGCTGGAATTCCTCACAGCTGCAGATGCAAGGAAAACGGAGAATATATATCGTAAATGGCTTGAAGATAAAGAAAATCATACAAATCAAACCGCATTTGAATTACTCCACAGATATCAGGAAAATATCAAAGCGATCAGACTTGCTAAGAAACATAAAAAAGAAACAGATATTATTGATCTGGAAATGGAGAAGTTTGGAAATCTACCGGATGATTATCAAATTTTTGTTGAAGAAATAGTGTTCAAAGACGAAAACTACATCTTCTACAATACAAAAAAGAAAAGTGCGTTTTGCACCAGTTGTAAGAAAAATTTCATTTTAGAGAACAAACATTTGCGACATAAAACGATAGCTGTTTGGAACAATCGAGACGAAGTGAAACATAACCGGATTGTTAGATGTCCTTACTGCAATAAATATTTGCAGGCGAAAAGTACAGGAATGGGTAGAAACAGTTTGAAATCGATTGCCTGGAGCGTGTTGATTCAATCAAAAGGAGAAGATGTGCTTACTCGGTATTTTTGCCATATAAAAGATTTCAGAGCTGATTTCAATAATCCGAAGATAACTTCTTATGAAGGCTACAGGACTGTACACAAAAAGGAAGGCTCAACAGATTATATGTGGGGACGATACAAAAATGCCGAAATGCGATGGTGTTATTACAAGGACAGGAGCTACGGTTGGTATCCTCCATCAGAAACGGTTTATCCGAGAAATGTTGTCATGTACAACAAGAATCTGTCAGATGTATTAACTGGCACCTGCATGCAATATAGCGCACTGGACATTTTTATTAATAACGTTGCGAATGATCCTCGATATTTTAATACGCCTTGGCTTATCGATAATTACTTCCGTTCATACAGAAAGTATCCATTCATAGAGCAATTACTAAAGGTTGGCTTCTACAGAATGACCAGAGAATTTCTTGAAGATAACAGGGTAAATGCAATAGAATTTAATGCCTCACAAAGAACTGTTCTCGGAACTCTGGGTATAGGAAAAATACAATATAACATGTTGAGAAAGCTTGAAGATCCAGCTATTAGAGACTTGGAAATTCTTAGATATAAGCCTGACCTGAAATGGGAAGAGTTTAATGATTTGAGATACATAAGAGATAATGGACACATTGATATGTATAAAAAATATATCGATCTTATGGCGTATACGACGCTTCATAAAATTATCCGTTATATATCTGAACAAAAATTAACCACGCGAGATAATGATTATTTTGATTATACTGGTTGGCTCGAGGAAATGGGGTATGATATGCGGAATGAGTTCAATTTGTTTCCGAAGGATTTCCAAAAGATGCATGACAGTATATCTAAGTTATATATGAAATTTAAGGATGAACAATCGAGGGAAGAAACAAAGAAATTCAATCTCCTGCTGAAGAGACTAAGAAAGGATACCGTAGATGTTGAAGCAATGAATCTCAATATAGAAGGATTGTTTATAAGACTACCAAATCGTCTTGAGGAATTAAAAGTAGAGGGAGAAACATTACACCATTGTGTCGGAACATACATGGAAAAGGTTCGAAGAGGGGAAACAATGATTTTCTTTATTCGTAAGAAAGAAGAACCAGACAAACCATATTATACATTGGAATGGCGTGGCAAAGTTATCCAATGTAGAGGATCCCATAATTGCGATATGACATCAGAAGTAAAAGCATTTGTTCAAATATTCCAAGAAAAAATGACGGAGTACGAGAGTAAACCTAAGAGACAAAGAAAGGCGGGATGATAATGGCAAAACAGAGCATTAGAAGTATTCGAAAAGGAAGTGTGCAGTGGAACGAAGAAGACAGATTGCAGATGGTTTCCATGCTGGCAAAAGCAGGATATGCAGTGCAGGTTGTGAGAAAAGAAGTTCCTGCCGGAGAGACCAGAAAAACAACCCAGTATGAATATGTGATCGAGTACGGAGAGAGGGTGGAATAATGAAGGCCATGAAGCCTGTTACTATAGCAAGAATTCATATCAAGTATGGATTTGTAAAAGTAAAACAGGAATATTATATCTGCCCCATCTGCAGAAATGTATTGAATGCAGGACCGAATTATCAACCGGAGCATTGCGATAAATGCGGGCAGAATATAGATTTTTCAGAAATCAAATGGAAAGAGGAGAAAATACTTGGATATACAGAAAGGAGAGTTACCAATGAATAAGAGTGGTATCGAATGGTGCGATCATACATGGAATCCCATTACTGGGTGCCGGCATAACTGTTCTTACTGCTACGCTGACAAGATGTCACTCCGTTTTTGTGGAAACATGAAAAGAAATATGGTCCAGACAGACCAATATCGAATGGAGGGAGATCTGTTTGTCCTGGATGAACCGTTCATGAATGAAGACGGGAAACCTGTTATATATCCATTTGGTTTCAATCCGACATTACACAGATACAGATATAACACACTGGACAAGCTGAAACAGGGACAGAATGTGTTTGTTGGAGCAATGGCCGATATATTTGGCGAATGGGTGCCGAATAGTTGGATAGAAGATATCCTCGACACCTGCGGAAAACATCCTCAGCACAATTACCTGTTTCTCACAAAGAATCCGAAAAGGTATACCCAGTACGGTGTACCTTCTGGAAAAGGGAATATGTGGTATGGAACAACTGTGACGAACAGCGAGGATATGGAACGAATATACCAGCTTCCAAACCTTTTAAATACGTTTGTCAGCATCGAGCCATTACTCGAAGACATAAATAAAAACCTCTCTGCACTGAAATATTTGAGATGGATTATCATCGGCGCTGAGACAGGGCACAGAAAAGAAAAAGTGGTTCCTGAGTTTAACTGGATCAAGAGGATTGTTACAGAAGCTGATTGCAATGCGATACCGGTATTTATGAAAGACAGCCTGATTCCGATTGTTGGCGAAAAAAATATGCGAAGGGATTTCCCAAGGCGGCTGCAGATTCATAAAAGAAGTGAGAAAGTCAATAAAAGGCTTAGCGGTAGCTGCATGATGTGCGGAAAGACAGAAGATAAAAACAAAATGGTTACTTTGACTGCAAGGGCGGGCAGGAGAGGAAAAGCAACATCGTTTGGACATATGTGCCATTCCTGTTTTGTGAAATGGCTTACTGCTCACAACATACCCGTACCAGACTTGGAGAAAAAGGAGATTAACGAAGATGACAAAGAGAAGCTGTAAAAGAACAACTGATGAAAATCTTATTCATAAAAAAGCTGTGGAAATGAGAAAGAAAACGGATGAGCAGCTTGTGCATTATGTTGAAGATCGTGTGGAAAAAGCACGAAGCGAAGGATTCAATTGTGGAAAAGCACATGCATCTAAAAACAAGAAAGGCGCAAAGGAATTTATTGCATTCCTTCAGCTGAACAAAATTTCAGGAATCGGAATAGTAACTATTAACAAACTTATGAAGGTGGCAGAGGATAATGGATACTTATAAGCGTTCGATAAAAGGCCTGCAGAGCAGATCAAACGGCGAATATTTTGAAAGAATGATTATTGCAGCTTCCCGGTTCTATGAAGAAAGAGGAATTGCAACAGTTGATAAAACTCCGGAAGCATTTAAGGTACTGAAAGCAATGGACAGGAACAGAGGGCAGTTCATCTGCTGCTTCACTAAACAGGCTCAGCCTGATTTCAAAGGAATTCTCATGGATTCAACCATGATCTTGTTCGATGCAAAGCATACGGACAAAGATAAGATTAGCAGGGACGTAGTAACTGCTGAACAGCAGGCGTGCTTTGAAAGGTATATGAAGCTTGGGGCCATGTGCTTCTTGGTAATATCCCTCGAATTCGAGGAGTTTTACAGGGTTCCATGGATCGTATTCAGAGACATGAAAAAAATCTACGGACATAAGTATATGAATCGTGAGGAACTGGCGCCTTATAGAGTTAAATACAACAACGGTGTTGTGAAATATCTGGACGGGATAATACTCCGGGAAAGGAACGAAGATGAAAGTACAGAA